TTCTGCGCTTCCCAGAACCCTTGATTTATGGGGGATTTTGGTCTGAGCGACATCCGTTGTTTATGTAAGGGGCTCGTTTCTCTCTCAACTCTCGGAAAATTTCGTCCGAGGCGGCGGCGCTACCCTGATGTAGTGGGTAAAAATATGACCCCACCTCCTCAACGAAAGAGAGAAGAAAACACATGTTCGATACCAACTTCTGGAAGGCAGCGGGCGAACGGGCCATCAAGACCTTCGCCCAGACCCTCGTAGCCCTTGCGGGTGTCGAGATGGTCGGAATTCACGCCGTGGACTGGCCCGAGATGTTCTCGGTCGGAGCCATGGCTGCTGTGCTGTCCATCCTTACCTCGGTTGCCTCAGCCAACTTCGGGAAGAACCCCGGCCCCTCCCTAGCCGACGAGTCCACACACCCGGACACCATCGTCATGGAGGTCGAGGTACCCGTCGAGGTTCCGGCGAAGAAGGCCGCTGCAAAGAAGGCCCCGGCTAAGAAGACCACTCCTAAGAAGTAATTGTTGTTGGGGAGTCGGCCCCGGCCCGCTTTTCGCTTCCTGCTGGTCGGGGCCACCCAACGCTCAAAGAAGAGGTAAAAATTTTGGCAACGGACACACCGCCAGAGCTCGAAGCCCACGTTCAGCGTGAGCTGGAGTTGAAGGCTGACATCGCTGAGTTAGTCGCACGTATGGAAGCTCAGGACTACCGGACGAAGACCGAGAAGAGATTCCTTTCTGACCAGCTTCAGCAATTGCGGCGAGAACTTAACGAACATCTTGACAATCCTCCCCAGCTCTAGGAGGTAAAAATTTTGAGCGACATCGTTCCTTACGGCGGCGAGGAGCCCGAGGAGGAATCCACTCCTCTCCTCGAAACCCCAACGGACCTGCGACCCGACCTTTCTGCGCTCGGCCTGCAAGAACACGAACGGGGCGTGGTCGAGGACACTTACGAAAACCGTCAGGTTCTTCGTGGTGCCCACATGAACTGGGACACGGTTTACGACCAGCAGGGAAAGCCGACGGGTCTCATCTCAGCTCGTACAAAAGAGATGATGAAAGAACGGCGAGTTCTTGCGCTCGTTGAGAAGAAGCCGCTGCTCCTCGACCCGGATGACCGGAATTCGGAATATCTCACGGGCCTCGACCTAATTGTTGATGAAGCGGCTTGCAATATCACCCCACCGTGGGTAGTTAATGCAACAAGGCAATATCTCAAGGAACAAGAAAACGGCGGGCCTTCAAACCCACGGCGAGCTGCTTTAGCTCAACCGCACCGCTGTCGGGTTATCAAGTCTGACGGCATCCGATGCATGTTGTGGTCCAGCGGACGGGTAAAAGATGACGGCCTCTGCCGGGTCCACCTCCGCACTCAACGGAAACCCGGCGAGGATGTTGAACGGGCCCGCAAGAAGTTGATGCAATCTGCTCCTTACGCAGTTGATGTACTTGAAGAACTTATGGAGACCGCTCAGTCTGAACCGGTTCGACTTAAGGCATCTTCGGAAATTCTTGACCGTGCAGGAGTTCGAGGCGGCATGGATATCGGCTTGGACATCGAAGTCACGGACGCCCGCTCACCTGCCCAAATTGTTCAGGAACGGCTCGCCCGGTTGTCCGAGGGAGCTCAACGGGTCAATGAAATGCTTGCTTCTGGGGACGACGAGCAAGAAGTGGTTGATGCCGAGGTTGTTGAGGAAAACTCTGAAGTAGACCTCGAAGCTTCGCAACTTCCAAATAACTCAACGGATGAGCTCCCAGTAGCTGAAGACTCACCAGAATTTTTACCCACGGATGACGGCGAGGAAGAAGACACCGCCATCCAATCCGACGGCTTTGATGAGGATGAGCTCAATGTATGAAGAACTTCTAAAGATTGCTGGAGCTCATGCGGCCCGACTTGAAGAAGACATCAAGTTGTGCAGAACCCGGGATGAGCACCTCCGGGTGACGGCTCGTGCAAACGAGGCTTTTGAAATCCTCAACCGCTTGACTGCGGCGAGCGATGCTGAACATCAGTTATTAACTGACAACGATTAGTTATAATCGTAGTCAGTAAATAACGGTTTGTCAAGAGGAGCGGCGAGATGTCTCAAACGGACTGCTTCTGGTGCGGCGAGGTATACGAGTCGGACGGGCATGACCGCTGCACGAGCTGCTCGATGAAAACGCCAACGGGGTAAAAATGAACGGTAAGACGCAGCAAGTACTCAACACGGTGCTGTTGGTTGGCTGCGCCTACGAGATTGTTGCCTTAACCACCAAGAAGGTTCCAACAATCACACGGATTCTTCAGACGGTCGGCTCGAAACCACACGGCAAGGCACTGCTATGGCTGTGGATTGGATATGTGTCCGCCCACTTCCTTGAACCACTCGACGGTCAGTGATGATGCCGAATTCGCTCACCGGCCCGGTAGTACTCCCGACGGAGGAGTAAAAACCAGAGCTTGATGCGACGGCGAGCTCGATGAGCGTAAAGCCGCAATCCGAGCAGCAAGCTGCCGCCAGCTGCAGCGGCGAGTACGAACAACTCGTGAACCCCCAACGGGTCCAATCCCACTTGGTGGGCTAAAACTATTTCTTCCATCAGTTCCATCATACGGAACTAGCTGCAGCTTAAGAGCTCGACACACTTCTCAATAACTTTTACTACCGGCGAGTAACTTAAGTGGTTCATCATAGAACGGCGTGTACAGACTTAATTCTAAGTCTGGACGGCTCGTTCCCAGTAGCGGCTTGGTGTTGCACCAACGGACAGGTGTTGCACCGAGCTGCAGCTAGCGGCGGGGTCAAAACAAGTTGTTGGCATCTGTCAACCTGACGGCCCGTCAGATTCAGGTGCAAAACCGCTGGTCAACGCCTAATCCAAAAATAGCTGCCGGATTTGGATTAAGACATCGGAACAACTTCAACGGCTAGCGGGCCCGGAGCTCCGCCGCCCAGAAGGTAAAAATTTATGGTTCTATAAAACAGGCCCGGAAATTCAAGCGGCCCGGTTAAGTCAACTTCAAAATAACTTTTTTAGTTTTATAGTTGTAGCTCTCCAGCCCGAGCTTCGAATCTGACGGTACGGCCTGCGGTGGGTAAAAATTTTCAGATGGCGGCCTGAAAACCCGTTAGACATCGAAATAACTCGACGGATGGCGTCAGCTGGAGCTCCTCCGCCCAAACTTTCTAATAAAACACTTGCGGCGGCGAGCGGCCCGGGTGTACGTTCGTAAAAAAGACGAAAGGACAAACGGATGCAGACCTTCCTTCCATACTCAGACTTCGAGGAAACGGCTCGGGTTCTGGACTACAGGCGGCTCGGAAAGCAACGGGTAGAGACGTACCAGTTGCTACGAGCACTCAACGGCGAGACTAGAGGTTGGGTAAACCACCCAGCGGCTCGGATGTGGGACGGATTCGAAAGCGGGCTCGCTTACTACGGCATGGTCATCTGCGAAGAGTGGAGACGGCGTGGTTATAAGGACCAGATGCTGGAGCGGTTGACGGAGCTCTGGATTCAACACGGTAAAAACTTCGACATGCCGCCGTGGCTTGGTGACGGTGAGTTCCACTTAAGTCATCAATCCAATCTTGTTCGCAAGATGCCCGAGTACTACGGCCCGCTGTTCCCCGGAGTGTCCGCTGACTTGGAATACATCTGGCCTGTGCTCTATGATAAGGAGCATGAACGGGCAGGAGCGTAAAAAAGAACGGGACCGTATCAAGCGGTTGACCCGTGGTGTGCCGAGAGATGACCTCTCGGTCTACAACCGTGCCGCCACGTTCGAAGACCGCCGCACGAAACGTGACCGGAGTCGTAACGACCGTGAGCGGAATGCGCTCCGGCGTGAGCTCGAAGACTGACCGTTACCAAACTGTAATAATAAACTTGTTGTTCTGAGTTGACCGGTGTCGAGAAAACGCTATAATAAGTAGTAGCTGGAAACCTCCAGTGGAAACGACGAAAGGACAATCATGGGAACTACCACCCAAGTTGCCGCACTTCCCAAGTGCGACCTCTGTCAAAACGCCGACGCTCAGTTCGACGGCAAGACCACTTTCGGCCCGTGGGCCTACATGTGCGACGAGTGCTGGACCACTAACAGTGTCGGCAAGCTCGGCACGGGCTACGGACAGAAGCTGGAGGTGACCAAGTGAGCACCTACACACTGACCGCCCACCTTGGGCGTGACAACAAGACCACGACTATCGAAGCGGATAGTCAACTGGACGCACTGTTCCAGTCTGTCAAGCACGTTATGTGGAAGGGGAGCGTAGAAGACGGAGGCCCGTGGGCACACGGCATCGTCATTCTCTCTGACTCTGACGGCTATCCGATTCACACCATCGACGCAGCGAGGTAAAGAGATGAGACGACCAAGCGTAAGCACGGTAAAAGACTGGCGAGTTCTCTACGACAGCGAGTTGGTGACGGTGAGTGCCGGTACCGCCCAGTTCTACGAGGACTACTGGCAGGTAAAAAATAAGCAGACCGGCAAGAAGCGGTACTACTACGGAGAGACAGCGTGGATGGACGCACGGCGTGAAGCCAGCGACCTCGACTTCGGAGCGTGGGCTATCTAATGGAATGCCCTAACCACGAAGGCAACTTCGACTGTACGCCGTTCTGTCCCGTCTGCGAAGGCGAGCAAGAAGTGTACGTGCCAGCGAGTTGACATAGACAATCGCTCTATGATACAAATGTGTGTGGAGGGGGTATGCGACCCCCAACGACTCGCTCCCCCTCCACCTAACAAATAAAAAACGACGAAAGGAAAACCAATGCCCAACTGGGTCTTCACAACTATGAGCGTTCACGGCGAGCCCGAGCAGATTGCCGAGTTCCGCCACAAGGCTAAGAAGCCGTACACCACCTACTACCCCGACTGGGAGACCAAGGAAATCAAGCCAAAGCACTCTGAGGGCGTCCTCTCGTTCTGGAACTTCATTGAGCCGGAGAACAAGGATGCGTACTTCGCTGACGCACACGGCACGAACCCCGAGGGTTACGAGTCGTGGTCACTGGAGGAAAGGCTCGCCCACGACCTGAAGTTCTCTGGCGACGGCTGGTACGACTGGAACATCAAGAACTGGGGAACCAAGTGGGAAGCGGATGCCTCCATTGAGTCCGACGACCCCGACTATCTTCAGTATCGGTTCGACACGGCTTGGTCACCTGCGGAGGGTGCCTTCCGAGCAATGGTCGAACAGCATCCCAAACTGTCCTTCACCTTCCACTGCGAAGAGGAGCAAGGCTGGGGCGTGGAGTACGAGGGCACGGACGGCGAGTTGACCGTGACCAAGGAGTGGGACATCCCCGAGTCGCACGCCGACTGGGAGGCGCTTGATAGCGAGGACAGGTGCGTTTGCCACTGGGACAACGACCGAAGCAACTGGTACTCGGACTGCCCGATACCTGAACTCCCTGAGGGCGAGTTGGAACAACTCGAAGACTTGGTGGAGTCCTTCTGACCTACGGCGAGGCGTGGGTGGGTAAAATCCTGCCCACGCTTCGCTAAGATAAAAACCTGAGAGAAAGGAAACGGCGTGACTGAAGAAGACAAGGTAAAAATCGAAACGGAAGAGGAAGCTCCAAAGCGCATCCTCCACTACTTCGCCCAAGACGGTAACTACGGTGATGCTTACGGAATGAGCATCATGGAGACATCGCATTGGACCCAAGACGACTGGGACATCATCGAACAAGCTTCGGATGCCGACCGACCTGTCGTAGCTCGACTGTTGACCGAAAGCTACGAAAAAGATGCGGACGACGAGTTCATCAAAACGCAGCTCGTTGAAAAGTACGGGATTGACCTGACGCCGTTCGGCGGGTAAGGTAAAAACTCTCGCCGGGGGTTTCTTCGTCGTTTCCCCCTGCTGCGAGCGAACCTGAGCATGTTCGAAAACTGCTCACTTCTCATATCTGCAACGCAGATGGCACCTATCTGAACGAACAATGAGATTCGAGTTGACAAGAGTTACAGGGAGAAGGCATAATGATTCCAATGCCAGATAGGCAGGAAACGACGAAAGGACACCTCATGGGTGACAGAGCAGTAGTAGGCATCCGAGAGAAGAGCAGCGAACCAACTCTCTTCCTCTACCTCCATTGGGCAGGTAGCGAGCAAGATGCGATGTTGGGCGATGCCCTCCAACTAGCGCAGTCTCGCATTGAGATGGGAGACGCTTCCTATGCGACTCGCATCATCATCTCCCAGATGACCAAGGGACTTGAGGACAGCGAGACAGGTGCTGGTCTCTACATTGGTGGTACTCGCCATGGTGCGGACTACTACACCATCAACATCGTTGACCTCGAAGCCAAGCGAGTGCTGGTCTGCCAGAATGACGACTCCGACGAGGTTGAGATGGAGTGGACGATTGACGACTTCATCATGCGTAACACAGCCAGACCAATCGTGGTCTAAGAAAAAAGTTGTGGAGGGGAGTTGACTTTCCTGCAACTCCCCTCTACAATAAAAATCACCTAGCAACAACGACGAAAGGACACCCAAATGCTAGACCTAGAGAAAGACGTTCAGGGAGTGGCGCTCTACGCAGAGTTCCGCAAGCCCGGAGCGACCATGCAACTCCTCGTCACACCTGATGGGTACAACGAAGAGGGCAAGGAAGTTCCTGCCAACGTGTACCGACGAGTGGTCACGCCAAAAACGCCAAAGAAGCAATGGCGCTCTTCGAACCTCCGAGTCACTTCCAAGATGCGGGAGTGCAAGGACTATGGCACTACGTTGCCAGACGACCAGAAGAACAAGATTGCGGAGAAGCGTTACGCAATCGCTGAAACCCTCTTCGACAGCCTCTTGAGTGGTGGCTGGACGATTGAGAAGGAACCTCTCTTCATCGAAGCTTCGAAGAAGGACATGACGGACATCCGTCTAGGTAAGACACCCAACAAGATGCTGTATCGCATCAACCAAACTCGCAAGGCTCAGGGTTTCCCCGAGAGCATTGCGTGACACCCAAGGAGTAAAAAATGACGCACAAGTACGACACAATCACCCCAGACTTCTGGGAAGCACTTACCAATGTTGTGACGCAGGGTCTGAATGAAGATGCTGGTGTCCAACTCAACGCCAAGGTTCTCCCGACAGGGCGCTACGTCGCTCGTGCTTCGGGTGCCGAGCGCAAGCCTCGCAAGTCCAAGGTCGCTGCCCATGCCGTGAACGTGGAAACGATGGAAGGCGAAGAGGCATACCTTCGTCCCAATGGCGACACCTACTTCGGGCGCAAGTGGGGAGAGCACTCCGATGTTCTCGTCCTTCGCAAGGCTCGTGAGATTACCGAGAGCGTGTTCGGTGGAGCCAAGGGCTCTCCGATGTTTGCTCTGCTCTACGGCGCACCGGGATGCGGAAAGACTGCTCTCGTGGAGGCTGCTTATGGTGAAGATGTCTACACCCTCATGGGTACGGGCGACACCGAGGTTGCCGACATGGTGGGTGGCTACGTCCAGACCCCGAGTGGTGGCTTCGAGTGGGTGGATGGTGACCTCCTCCGTGCTGCGGAAGAGGGCAAGGTCTACTTCATTGACGAGATTGGTCTGATTGACCCGAAGGTGCTTTCGCTGGTCTATGGGCTCATGGATGGTCGTCGTGAACTGACTGTCACAGCCAACCCCGAGCGTGGGACTGTCAAGGCTAAGGAAGGGTTCTACGTCGTCGCTGCGACCAACCCGAACGCACCGGGAGTTCGACTCTCCGAGGCTCTGCTTTCACGCTTCACGCTTCAGGCTGAAATGGCTACCGATTGGTCGCTCGCTCGCAAGATGGGCGTGCCGACTCCTCTCGTTACTGCTGCTCAGAACCTGAGTAAAAAGATGAACGCTGGTGAGACTTCATGGGCTCCCCAGATGCGAGAGATGCTTGCCTTCCGTGACATCGCTGAGGGCTTCGGCACTTCCTTCGCAATCCAAAATCTCCTCGCTGCTTCCCCCGAGATGGACAGGGCAACTGTTGCCGATGTCCTGACGAGGGTCTATGGCGAAGAGCACAAGCCTGCGAAAATCTAAGTGGACTCCTTGGCTTAGCGCAGGTCTTGGGGGAGGGAGTGATGGGTGTCCTCCCTCCCCCAACCCCCAAGTTGCAATCACCCACACGATGCTCTATGATAAAGAGCAACCCCTCAGGGACAGAGGGCAAAAGGAAGGAATGACGAAATGGCACACTTGAGCCACAGCACGACTCGTGCGGAGAACACGCCACCTGAGTGGCTTGGCGTTGGCATGGCGATTGGCGAACTTGCCAACACTTGGAGCGACCGACACGACCTCGTTGGGTACGTTGGCACTAATGCGGGGCATGGCGCACCTGCTTGCTACAACCCCGAACTTGCCGAGATTGAGGTGGACACTTCCATCGCTTTCGGTGCGGGAGTGACCCCCGAGATGGTGGGCGACATTCGTGAGCGTTCACAGCAGTACGAGTTCCCGAAGGCGACAGGCGCAATCATGCACGAAGCCTTCCACGCAAAGTTCTCCGAGTGGAGCATCCCTGACGCAAAGAAGGCTCTCAAGCCTGACGAGTTTCAGGCAATCATGTGGCTCGAAGAGTCACGCATCGAATGTCAGGGTCTGCTGATGATGCCGAAGGCTAAGCCCTTCCTTCGTGCCTGCGCCATTGACATCGTGATTGGTGAAGCCAAGGAGCAGTTCGCTGAGAACTCAAACACTCACAGCGCATCGTTCTTCGTTGCGACTGTCCACGCTCGCATTGACGCTGGCATCTTGGAGTACGAAGATGTCGAAGAGTTGGTCACGCTGGTGAATGACTACATAGGTCTCGAAAACGTTCGCAAGTTGCGAGCAATCGCTCGTGAGTTTCAGGCTCACAAGATGCACGCAGTTGCCGACCCCTACCTCTACGACCTTGCTCGCAAGTGGGCTGAGATTGTTCGAGAGGTTGCCGAGGAGAAGGGCGACGCACAGCCTGAGGGTGCCGAAGGTGCCGAGGGCGAAGGTGCGAGCGACGAGTTCATTGGCGAGATGATGGAAGCACTCGAAGAAGCAAAGGACGCTACTTCCGTTGCCGTGATGGGCGACCTTGGCGACCAAGAGATGCAGGAAGAGTGGGAAGAAGAGGTAAAAAGGAAGGGCGAGTCCTCGAAGGAGCAGAAGGCTAATCGTGAGGTTGGTCAGAAGGTGTTCTCGAAGGGCACGACAGAGACAGGTGGTGGCACTTCCTCGTACCTCGTGGAGAGGCGCAAGCCAGAGCAGCCTGAGCGAGTCGCTGCCGTGACTGTTGCCCAGATGCTTGAGAAGGCGAAGTACCGTGAGCGTTCCGAGACTGAGGTAAAGAGCGTGACTCCCCCAGGTCGCCTTCGCACTCGTGCTCTCGTTCAGGGCAAGGCTCTCAAGGAGCGAGGCGTTATGACTCAGGTGGAGCCATGGCGCAAGACCGTGCGGAAGCACACCGACGACCCGACGCTGACTGTTGGAGTCATGGTGGACATCTCAGGTTCGATGGGTGGTGCCATGAAGCCCATGGCGACCACAGCGTGGGTCATGTCCGAAGCGGTGAAGCGAGTTCAGGGTCGCACGGCGATGGTCTACTACGGAAGCGATGTGTTCGCCACGCTGAAGCCGGGGCAACACCTGAGCGAGGTTTCGGTCTGGGCTGCGACTGACGGCACCGAGAAGTTCGACAAGGCGTTCAGGGCTCTGGACGGTGGACTCAACTTGCTCCACGGCACGGGGGCTCGTCTGCTGGTCGTGGTGAGCGATGGGTGCTACACCGACACCGAAGCGCAGAACGCTCGCAAGTGGGTCACCCGATGCGCCGAGTCTGGCGTGGGCGTG